TGTAAAACATTTTATTTTTAGAGGATCATCTTATCAAGAAAACGATGCAGCTTGTGATTCTTTTATAGCAGGTTATGGAAATACTACGAGTGCAATTGATGCAGTTCAATTTAAATTTGTATCAGGTAATATAGATTCTGGTGTAATTAAAATGTATGGAGTAACATAATGGCTTTAACAAAATTTGAATATAATAGTTTTGATGTAACACCAGTAGCAAGTAATGGTTTTGCTTTTAACTCTACACCTAATGGTTTAACGACAGCATCTGCAGGGGCAATGACATTAATTAAAACACAAACTGCTAGTGATGTAGCATCAGTAGAATTTAAACACGGAACATCAGATGTGGTTCTTGATGGAACTTACGATACGTATCTTTTTAAATTTATTGGTATGCATCCAGAAACAGATGCTACAGATATGACAGTAAATTTTTCAGTTGATACTGGTTCAAATTATAATGTTTCAAAAATGACAACTTTTTTTAGAACACAACATTACGAAAATGGTACAAGTGGTGTTGTAGCGTATATAGCTGGAAATGATTTAACAGAGGGCACTGGAGAACAATATTTAAATCAGGATGGAAGTATGGGTGCTGATAACGATCAATGTCTTGCTGGTAAGATGTATCTATTCAATCCATCATCAACCACTTTTGTAAAACATTTTATGTCTGATACAATAGAAGTAAATGCTGGTGACAGATGTAGAGAAGCTTTTGTAGCTGGATATGGAAATACTACAAGTGCCATAGATGCTGTTAGATTTAAATGTTCTAGTGGTAATATAAATGGAACAATTAAACTTTATGGGGTAACAAAATAATGGCTTTAAGTAAATTACAATATAATAGTATAAATGTAACACCAACTGCTGGTGAAGGTATTAGATTTAATTCTGGTGCTAATGGTTTTGAGACAGCAAGTGCTGGTGGTAATTTAGTTAAACTTTCTGCGTCAACTGCTAGTTCAAGTGCAACAATTTCATTTACTTCGGGAATAGATTCTACATATAAAGAATATTTATTTTTATTTAATAGTATCCATCCTGCTACAGATAGTGCAAATGTTCAATTTCAAGGAAGCACAGATGGAGGAAGTAATTACAATACAACTATAACTTCAACTTATTTTCAAGCTCAAGCTAATGCAAGTGAAACAGCCTTAGAGTATGATGGTGGTCAAGACTTAGCTCAAAGCACTAACTTTCAAACTATCTTAGGCAAAGAAGTTGGTAATGGAAATGATGAATCAGCAAGTGGAATGCTTCGTTTATTTGACCCAAGCAATACTACTTTTGTAAAACATTTTTTAGCAACTGGTAATTGTCAAGATACAGAGGCTATGTCTAGACAAGGATTTACTGGAGGATACTTTAACACAACAAGTGCAATTAATGCTGTTCAGTTTAAAATGAGTTCAGGTAACATGGACGCTGGAACTATAACAATGTATGGAGTTAAATAATGGCAATAGTATCTGCAAACAATAATGCTTTATCAGCAATCACAGCTTTACCAGCTTCAATATCAGGTGGTGGATTAAATTTAATATCTACACAGACAGCTAGTAATAGTTCAACATTAGATTTTACAAGTGGAATAGACAGCACATATAAAAAATATATTTTTAAATTTATAAATATTCATATTATAACAGGTGGTCAAAATTTTGGTTTTCAAGCAGATACAGGAACAAATACTAGTTATGCTCAAACCATAACCAGCACATTTTTTGAAGCTGTACACGGAGAAGATGGTTCGGGCGGTGCTGTAAGTTATAAAACAGCAAAAGATCAAGTACAAGCAACGGGATTACAAAGTTTGGGACAGCCAGGTGATAATAATGATGCAAGTATATCAGGCACATTACATTTATTTGATCCTAGTAATACTACTTTTGTAAAATTTTTTCTTGCTAGAGGTTGTCTAAATGAAGATGGTGGCGTAGCAAGTGATAATCATGTTGGAGGTTATATTAACACAGCTACAGCGATAACTAGAATACAATTTAAAGCATCATCAGGCAACATAGATAGTGGAGTTATAAAATTATATGGCGTTAGTTAAATACAATAATAATTCTATAAGTTCTATTACTGCAACAGCAGGTATGCCAGCAGGTGCTATGACTTTAATTAAAACTGTAACAGCATCTTCAAGTGCAAATATTAGTTTTGTTAATGGTACATCCAGTGTGGTATTAGATAGTACATATCCAATTTATTTATTAGAATATATTAACTGCCATCCTGGACATAGCGGTCGTGTTGATTTTCAATTTAATCTTTCAGCAGATACAGGTTCAAACTATAATGTAACTAAAACTACTAGTGTCTTTCATGCTTACATTGGTGAGGGAGACCCTAGTGCTGTGTTTACTTATTATGCTGGTCAAGATCTAGCACAAGGCACAGGTTATCAAGTGCTTGGAGAAGTTGTGGGTAATGGTGCTGATGAAGGTATTACAGGATACATGTATATTTTTAATCCAAGTTCAACAACATACGTCAAACATTTTATGTGTCACAACCAATATATAGCATTAGATGGTGGTGGTAATGCCTATAATAAATCTGACTATATTGCGGGTTACGGAAATACAACGTCAGCAGTTGATGGAATAAATTTTCAATTTGCTAGTGGTGATATAGATGCTGGAACTTTTAAACTCTACGGAATTAAGGATAGTTAATGAGCATAGTTAAACTAAATAATAATGGTGTAAAGAACGCAACTACTTTTGGTAGCATAACTGGTTTAGGTAATTTAAAATTTATATCAAGATCAACTGCTAGTTCATCATCAAATTTAAGTATTACATCAGGTATAGATAGCACATATAAAGAATACATATTTTTCTTTAATAATATTCACGCATCAACACAAGCACATTTTCAAGTTAATTTTAGTGCTGATGGTGGAAGCAACTACAATGTTACGAAAACCACAACTTTTTTCTTTGCTTCTCACAACGAAGCTGGAGATTCTACAAGTTTATCTTATCAAGATAGTCACGATATAACAGGAACAGGTGCACATTCTTTGGGTTTATCTTTTAGTAGCGATAGTGATGCTGGTGGTGCTGGATATATGCACTTATTTGATCCAAGCAATACAACTTTTGTAAAACATTTTATAGCAGTAACTGGAGGTTTTACTGATAGTGATTACTATAATACTAACTATACTGCAGGATATGCTAATACCACTTCAGCAGTAAATGCTGTACAATTTTCAATGGCATCAGGAAATATAGATTCAGGAACAATCGATTTGTATGGGGTAAATTAGGCTTTTACAACTATATGAAATAGTATATAAACAAAAAACAAGGAGAACAAATATGCCTAGATTCAAGATGGTTAACGGTGAGCGAATACAATTCACAGCAGCTGAAGAGACAGCAAGAGACGCTGAAGAACAAGCGTGGGCGGATGGTGCTGTAGCAAGAGCACAAGCTGATTTAAGAGCTAAAAGAAATAGACTCTTAGCAGAAACAGATTTTTATGCTTTATCTGATGTTACTATGTCGAGCGATATGACAACGTACAGACAAAATTTAAGAGATCTTCCAGCTGGTAAAGACACTGTTGCAAAATGTACAGACGCTACTTGGCCAACTAAACCATAAGGCATAGGAAACTACTATGCTGCAAAAAGTTAAATTTGCTCCTGGATTTAATAAACAAGTCACAGCAACTGGAGGCGAAAGCCAATGGGTTGCAGGTGATAATGTTAGATTCAGATATGGCACACCAGAAAAAATAGGTGGTTGGTCTCAATTAGGTTCAGTAGATATTACAGGTCGTAACACTGCTATTCATCACTTTATTAATACATCAGGTATCAAGTATGCTGTGCTTGGAACCAATAGAATTTTATACGCTTATTCAGGCGGTATCTTTTATGATATACATCCTCTTAAATCTACGACAACATTAACTAGTGCTTTTTCTACAACCAACGGATCAGCAGTTGTAACAATAACTTTCGCATCAGCACACAATATAAATCAATATGATATTATCTTATTAGATAATTTTACATCTATAACAAACTCTAATTTTAATTCACAAAATTTTGATGATAACAAATTTATGGTAACATCAATTCCATCTTCAACAACTTTAACAATTAATGTTGGATCAAACGAATCAGGTAGTGGTGCTACTACATCAGGTGGTATTAGAGTTAGACATTATTATCCAGTAGGTCCAGCTGTAGAAGTTGCATCAACAGGATTTGGATTAGGTCCTTGGAGTGGTTTTAAAACAGGACAATTTACATCTACACTATCATCAAGTATCAACACATCTGTTACAAGTTTAACAATGGCTAGTTCTTCTTCGTTTCCATCTTCAGGAACTGTATTGATTGACAATGAACTTATTACTTATACAGGCAACAGTGGTGGTACATTATCAGGTTTAACAAGAGGAGCTTCAGGAACAACAGCAGCTTCACACTCATCTGGAGCAACAGTAACAGATGCATCTAACTTTTTTTCATGGAATGCTGCAGCATCCGGAGACGTAATAACAGCACCAGGATTATGGTCATTAGATAATTTTGGTAATAAACTTGTTGCAACCATTAATAGCGGTGAAAGTTTTGAATGGGACTCTAATCCTACAGGAGCTAATAATACAAGAGCAACTATTATTACAAGTGCACCAACAGCTTCTGCATTTAGTTTAGTATCTACACCAGATAGACACTTAATCTTTTTTGGTACAGAGACAACAATTGGAACTAAATCAACACAAGACCCTATGTTTATAAGATTTTCTTCTCAAGAAGATATTAATACTTACACACCATCAGCAACAAACACAGCGGGTACACAAAGACTTGCAGATGGATCAAAAATTGTTGGAGCTATTAGAGGTCGAGATGCTATTTACATTTGGACAGATACAGCTTTATTTGTAATGCGATTTGTTGGTCCACCATTTACATTCTCATTTCAACAAGTAGGTACAAACTGTGGATTAATTGGACAGAACGCAGCGGTAGAAGTTGATGGTACAGCTTATTGGATGTCTGAGAATGGTTTTTTTAGATACACAGGTAAACTAGAATCATTACCGTGTTTGGTTGAAGACCATGTATTTGATGATATTAATACAACACCAAAACAACACATTAATGCAGGATTAAATAATTTGTTTGGTGAAGTGATGTGGTTTTATCCTAACTCAGGATCAGGAACAGTTAATAGAATGGTAGCATACAACTATCTAGACTCAAGTCCCGAGCGACCAGTATGGACGACAGGAACATTAGCTAGAACAGCGTGGAGAGATTCTGCTGTATTTGGTAAACCTCACGCAACAGAATATGATGAAGATGGTACAACAGCTACAACAGATACAAATTATGTTTTTGGTAATAGTGATGGTACAACAACATACTACGAACACGAAACCGGATTAAATCAAGTTAAAGAAGGTGCAACAACAGCGATTGCTGCTAACATAGAATCAGGAGACTTTGATATCGGTCAACAAGGATTAGCTGGTGATGGTGAGTTTATGATGAAAATAAGAAGAGTGA